GGAGGCGAACGCCTCCTCGTCGTTTTTTTCCGTCCACTGGTCGAAATCCTCGACGGTCGGCTTGAAGTCGGTGGAAGTGGAAGTCATTGTCTTGTCCTATCTGCTTTTCGCCTGCCTTCCGTGGAAAAAGAAGATTCCCGGATCGCGCAGACAGGCGAGATAGGCGGTCCGGGAAGATTTTCGTCCGCCGGTCAGGCGGCGCGTGCGGTGACGGTGACCGTCAGATCGGGTGAGGTCACGCCGCCATAGGTGGCGTTGATCCTCGCGCTCCCGGCATTGACGGCGGTGAGCATGCAGCCATCGACGGTCGCCACGCCGGCATCCTTGGATGTGAACATGGCCTGTCCGGTCACGTCCACGATGGTCTCGTCCACATGTGTGGCGACGGCCTTGAGCGCGAGCTTCGCACCTTGGACGACCGACGGCCTCGTATTGCCGTCAGCCGAAGTCACGGCCACCGCCGTCACGCTTTTGGGTCGTACCAGCTTTCAATCCAGCGCGTGTTCGGATGCTCAGGATCCACATACAGCGGGTCCTTCATCCATTCGACGGTGAGCTCGCGGCCTGTGACCGAGCCACGCTCCTGCTGGTCCGGTTCGTTGCCGGTGACCTGCATGACGCCGGCACGACGGTGAACACGCCCGGTGTCGAACGTCTCCTCCTCGTACACCATCCATTTCGCATCCTGGATGATGTCGGCCACGTGGTAGACGCCATTGGAATCCGGCTCGCCGATGGTGATCTTGCGGGTCAGCGCATTGTTCTCCGCCGGGCTGAAAGTCTGCGTGAGGCTGGTCGCCAACGGCAGCTTCTTGTACCCATCCTGCAAAAACTCCAGCGGGTCGTCGCCGTCGCGCGAATCCTGATTGCCGCCGTCGGACTTGACGAGTCCGATGCATGCGGTCGACCGATTGTATGCGGCCGGAAGTTCCGTCGTCGCCTTGCTGGATGCGATCATTTCCGGCGTGATTCTGTTTTCGGTGGAGTACGGGACGATCATGATGGCTGCGGTGACGAGCGCTTCCACCTGTCCCAGATCCATGCCCTGACTGTCTTTGGCCATGGCGTTTCCTTTCTATGGTTGTCTGATTCCGGCCGTCGAATATTCGACGGTCATGTAGTAGCGGCACCATGCCGCGTCCTCGCCGACCGGGTACGGGCCGTTGCATCCGTCAGACACGACGGCGCAGATGCGGCTGCCTTCGGCGAATCCGATGAGGATGCCGGGCTCACCGGTCAGCACGCCGTACACGCGGGCCGCCAGATCACGGCATGGTTTCGTGTCGTTGCGCGTCCATCCGAGCACGTTGACGCCTATCGACCTGTCGAACGTCACGCGGTCTGCGGATTGCGTGCCGCCGTCATCACGCACGACCACGAGCGGATAGGAGCCGTCGTAATCGTCCGGGATACGGTTCCCGACCTGCAGGCCCGCGACGTCCGTGATATTGGAGCGCAGCCAGCCGGTAAAGAACAGCTCAAGGTCGGGTGGAATGACGCTTGCCATCAGACCCTCGCCTTCTTCAGCGCCTTGGCCAGATTGCCGGTCTGCGCCTCCACGAGCAGGGTCTTCGGGTCGTGGCCGACGACCATGACGGTCGTTCGGTGCTCCCTTTTGGCCTCCTCGATGCCAAGTCCGTCGCGGTATGCGCCTGTTTCGACCGGCGCGGACGCCTTCGCGTAGGCGAGTGCCCTGTTCGCGGCCAGCGTGGTGAGCGACTTGACTCCGGCGCTGTTGAGAATCTCGTCGAAGAACTTCGGGTTGAAGTTGACCGATATCCTGCTTTTCGCCATTTGTTCAGCCCTTTCTTTCCGTCAGACGGCATTCCAAGGTCGGACGCCAGCCGGTGAAAGCGTTCGCGTCCTTCGAAGGGAATCCGTCGACTTCCCACAAGCGTCCATCGTCGGGGTCGGCGCGGATCCGGTCGCCGATTCTGATGTCGGCTGTCGGATCCGGGATGGTGAGGTACGCCGTTGATGCGGTTTGTGTGTCGAGCGTGTCCGGCGTGCGCGTGCTGGAACTGGATGAGAGCGCGCCCATGATGGCGAGCTCGTCAGGAGGCACGTGCCAGTCCGGCTCGTTCTGCGCCGGATTGTACGGGTTGGCCTTGCGTCTGGCACGTAGTCGCATGAAGCGCGTGGCACCAGCCATGGCGAAAACGCCACCACCGGCATCCAGATCGTCAAGCAGGCTCATGGCAATCCTCCAAGCCGGTAGGGTTTGAGCTTGTCCTTCTCCTCCTGCATGAGCGACACCGCATCGTATGACGCGCTGCTGCCGTTGGTGGACTGCGAGGTGACGAGCCCGAGCGGGCTCATGCCCGCTCGCTTCGCGGCGCTGATGAGCACCTGCTGCACGTCCGGCGCATCGTCGTATCCGGCATGGATCGAATAATGGATGGCCGCGACGCCGACCGGGAAGCCACCAGACAGCGACTCCACAAGACCAGTCTCCGGGTCATAGGCGTAAGCCAGCTTGTTGCCGTCCCTGTCGGTCAATGATTCGATGCTCGTCACATGACGTGCGGGCAGCCGAATCACCATGCCGCCACGCGAGTTGATGACGCCGGACAATTCCGTGTTCGGCATGACATGCCAGCCACATTCACGGCGGATGGCCGCCTGCGCGGCACGAAGCCGAAACCTCGCGTCATCCTCGAAGGCCGAGGGGTCGGCAATCATGTCGGGAATCACATTCGCATCATTCATGCCGACCTCCCTCTCAGTGCGTCTTCAACGCGCCTGAGGCCACAAGCCCGGACACAAGAGCATTGACACGCTGCGCCAGATCGTTGTACGCGGTCACGAGCGCGTCGTACTCCGCCTTCGTCGGAGCAGTGGAAGCCGCAGCCGCGACGGAGGCGTTCGCAGTGCCGGAGATCGTGACATTCGCCAGCTTCACGCCACCAAGAGCGTTCTCAGCGGCAGCGGGAAGCACATACGGAGTGGAAGTGGAGCCGCCGGTGACGTTCACCGGCCTGTCGTTGCCGTCCACGAAGAGCACGTCCTCGATGTACGTCGAAACATCCACCTTGGCCTTGGATGCGTCGGTCAGCCGATACTGTTTCACGGTTCGCCTCACTTTCCGGCCTTGCCGAGGGACACCTTGACGAAAGCCTTCGGATACTTGACCTGCAGGCCGAGGCGTTCGCGCACGCGGAACGTGATGAGATCGTTCGTGAAATCATCGGAATGCGAGTTGGTGGACTCGGCGCGCAGACCGCCCTTACGGATGACCGCGCCGCCGAGCTTAAACGCGCCGACCAGAGCGGTGCCCTGGGCGATGGCCTCGGTGACCACGGTCTTGAGGCCCCACAGCGGCGGATCCTGCATGATGGTGCCGTTGCCGTACTGGCCGTTGAAGTAGCCGCCGCCGTAGTACTGGCCGTTCGCGTCCTTGGAGAGGCGAATGGCCTCGTAGTCGGCGGGGTTGATGACCAGCGCGTCCGCGCGGAAACCGGTGGCCAGCGCGATCTTGGTGCGGGCCTTGAAGATGCGGTCCGGGTCGGAGTCGGTGTCCTGCACCATCTTCTGGATGTCGCGGGAGAGCAGACCCTTGATGTTCGCATCGGAGCCGTTGCCGGACAGCAGCTGGGTCTCTTCCAGCAGCTGCAGGTTGTAGCGGGCGTGGTTGTTGATTTCGGAGACGATGTAGGAGAGGTCTTCGGCCATGTTGTCGGTGACCTTCCACCAGGCGGCGACCTCCTTGAGGCTGTCGGACTCCCAGCGGGGGGCCGGCAGATGGGTCTGCGGCTTGGCACCGCCCTCGCCCACGGTTCCAGCGCCGCCCTCGAGCGCGCCATAGACGGGGTATTCCACGGTGTTGGCGTTGCCGCTCAGGGTGACGGAGCCGAACAGGTCGGCGACCACGAGCGGACGCTCGTAAGGCCACACGCCGTTCATGTCGATCTGGGTGACGACCGGCTGGTATCCGGTGCCAGCCGTGCCGGTGCCCGCCACGTGCATGTCGGTCGCGGCCTTGAACTCGCTGGAAGCGAACGGGTGCGCCTTGGTGCCGATGACGGTCATGCCGGCCTTCTTCAGCTCCTGCGCGTACAAGTCGCCCAGCGTCTTGGCGGCGGGAGCTGTCTTGGCCTCGGGCTTCACATCGTCCACGTTCAGGTCGTTCACGCCCTTGAACAGGTCGACGCGCTCCTGAAGACGCTTGGCCTCCTCGAAGCGGTTCTTCAGTTCGGTCGCCTCATCATCGGTGAGGTTCTCCATGCCCTTGTCGTACAGGGCCTTGACCGCCTTCTTCTCGGCGGCCAGCTTCTCCATGTAACCCATGGATCATCCTTTCTATTGGTTGTTTGCCAGCGAGAGGAAGTCGCTGATTTCCTTGGCCCACTGCGGGTCAAAACTCTTTTTCGCCTTGCCGTCGTCCGGCTCGGGCTTGTCCGAATCGTCCGGCGTATCGTCGTCCGGCTCGTCATCGGGTTTGGAATCGTCCGGCTCGTCGTCGGGGGTTTCGGTGATGGAATCAAGCAGTTCGCCCAATGCCTCGTAGGCCGTGCGAATCTTGTCCTCGTTCGCCTTGCTTATGGCCCGGCCGGCCTTGACCTCGAGCACCTCGGCCCCCTGATTGGCGGCGACCTGCACGAGACTGATCTCAAATAGTTTGAGCTGGCGAATCTCCCGGTAGCCGTCCCAAGGGCACTTCGCCTCCTCGCTTTCGACCCACGCGGTCTTCTCGGCGATGAAACCGATGCTCATCTGGTGGATGAGGCCACGCTTGAGCAGGTCGTAGGCTCGCTTGCCCTCCGCGATGTCGGTGTCGAGCTTCGCGGTGATGAGCAGGCCATGCTCGTCCTCCACGGCGCTCAACGTCTCCCCGATCACATCGTTCGGAGAGCCGTCCTTGTGCTGCCAGTGAATCGGAATGCCCGCGCCGCCCGCCTTGAAGTCAGCGGATAAGGTCTGCTCGAAGGCACCTTTGACGATCACATCGTCGTACAGGTCTTTCTCCCACGTGCTCGCGTAGCCGGAGAACACTCCTCCGCCGCTGTTGTCGGTGGCCTTGAGCTCCTTGAGCTCGTAGCCGAGATAATCAAGACTCATCTGAGGTTTCTCCCTTCGTCATCGAGTCCCATGACGCGCGGAAACCGGCGTCATACGTGTAGAGGCGTTTGAATTCGGCGAGCATCTGCTTGCCGTTCGGACTCGCGCCCTGCTGCGCGTTCTGCGTCTGTCCGCCGTCCTGCGGGCTGGGCTGACCGCCCTCGCTCACGTTGAGCGGGGTTATCAACTGGTCGCCGCCCGGCAGTTTCGGCCGGTCGAGCAGTTCGCGCGCCTCGTCGGTGGTCATGAACGGACGGCCGGTGGCGGTGGAGAGCGCCTGATACTGGGTCTCCATCGTGCCGCGCAGCTTCGCGTCCAAATTCGCCTTGATGTAGCAGTCCGGTTCGCCCACCGCCTCGGGCAGCGTGAGGTTCAACGCCTCCTCGAACGCCACCAGATACGGCAGCAATTCCACGTTCCACAGCTTTTCCTTGTATGCGGCGATGTTGCTGTTGGTGCCGGTGCGGAAGCCGATGTTTTCTGGGCTGATTTGGAATGCGAGGCACACCTGTTCGTTGATTTTTTCGCGTGCCTCCAAGTCGGCCATGTCCACCGGTTTGAACAGGTTGTCGACGGTGCGGATCTCCATGCCGTCTTTGAATACCGGCCATGTGCCGGCCATGCCGCCGCCTGCAACGTAGTTGCGCAGGCCTTGGGTGAAATCGTCGTAGTCGGCCTGTGACTCCCAGGGCATTTCCTTGGGCCGGTACACGTAGGCGGGTATCTGGTAGCCGTTTTCGGCTATCGATTTGCGGTATTTCGCCATCACCCTTGCCTCCGCGAGCAAGGGGCGCAGCACGTCGGTGATCGGGTCGCCGAGGTTCAGGCCGTCGATGTAGCCGATGTCGAGCACGATTCGCGGATCCGGCAGCCGATAGGTGCCGCCCTTGTTCTCGGCGACGCTGCTGATGGTCACACCTGTCAGCTCGCCGAAACCGTTCGCCGTGAGACTGTATCCGTCCGGGGGGATGCGGCGCAGCGTATTCCCGTCACCCGCACGATTGCTGCCGAGCGTGCACAACCACCTGTCCTCGAGCAGCATGTCACGGATGAGAGTCGCGTAAAACCTATAGCGGCTCATGCCCGGCAAATCGCTCGGATGGCGGATGAGCTTGGCCAGTGCGCCGTCGCGCACCTCTTCCGCGTCGCCGTCCGCGTTCTTCCGATACACCTTGAGCGGCAGGGAGGCGAGTTGGCGGCTGATGAAGTCCACGACAACGCGGACCGCGTATTCGCGACAGTACATGCCGTTCGCATAGCCGGCGAATTCGGCGTCGGTGGGCCAGCTGATGGCCTCGGGCATCGAATCCATGATGGTCGGTGTCTCCGGTTCAGCGTTCTTCATCGCCAGCACGGCCGGGCCGTGCAGCAGATTGTTCAGAAATCCCATCCACGGCTCCTTCGGAAGATGGCTAGAATGTGACTCGCACGTTGTGCGAGGGCTCGTATTTCGGTTTCTCTGGCTCGCCGCTCATCGTCTCGAGCGCGTACAAGGCCTGACTTTCGGCGATGAGGCCGGAAATGTGCATCGCGCTCTGGTTCCGGTCCCACACCTCGACCTCACCCAATCGGCGGGTCACGGCGACGTTCACCTGTTGTTCGATGGCCGGCTGGGGGAGGTGCCGGAGCTTGTTTTCCCTCACCCGGTCATGGAAACGACCGCAGCAGGCCCCCAACCGGAAGCCTTCGATGAGATGCACGTTCCAGCCTTTTTCAGTCAAAGGGTCGATGAAATCGACTGCCGGACATCCCTTCGACTGCACCGCAATCTCACAAATGCCCGGCCAGCTCTCACGAAGCAGATCCAAAAAGTGCGGCACCCACAGCATGCCGTCACGACGGGCGATCAACTCCACGTGAGGCAAACCGTCCGCACGCATGCCGGCAGCGGCCACATACGTTGTCTTGCGGTCAGCCGACGTGTCCACGGACAGTACGACGCGATTCTCGTCCGGAATCGTGGAACGCGAGTCGATGCCGCTGGCCCACATTTTCGGATTGATAAAAGGAATGATGTCAGCCGTGACCCATTGGCACAGAACCTCGGTGCGGAACGCGGCCTCGGTCATGCCGTCAATATCCGATCTGACGCTCATGACGGTCATCGGCCCATAGCCGAGCGACGGGTTAGCCTGGCGAATGGCGTCGGCATCATCCACCGGACACTTGTCAGGGGCGCTCCACTCGAAATATCCGAAGCTCCCGTCCTGCTCGCCGGACAGGAACGCGTCGGCCGGATTGCCACCGTCGGCGCTCAGGCGCGTCCACTCGTCAACAAGCTTGCGGCCCTTGTCCACCTGCTTGCGCAACGCCACAGACCGATAATCACCAGCGTTCGAAATGCCCCACAACTGGCTCGACCAGACGGCCTTCGTGGTCTGGCTGACAGCATTCCAGCCATCGTCATTATGCTGTTCACGAAGCTCATCGAACACCACACGGGCAGCGCTCTTCGCTCGAATGTTCTTGTCCGCGCGGACGATATACCGGGCTTTCGAGCGGGTGATGATCGCCTCCTCGCCGTTCGTGTTCACGAATTTCTGCGTCATCGCGGCGAGATCCGGAATCACCAGATCCGCTTCCTCATCAGTCGAAGGCTGAGGATTGCACCACTCCTTGACCTGATTGTAAGGACCTTTCGCATTGTCCAACGTCTGCGCGGCACCAACCACCAGGAACTTCACTGGCGGCACCCTGTCCGGATGCTTGTTGGAATCCACGAACAGCCACCACGCGGCAAGCACGCCCATCAGCGTCGTCTTGCCATTCTGCCTGGCCACAAGCACAATCACCTTGCGAAAACGATACGAGCCATCCTCCAGCAGTTCGAGCGCATGGACGAGCAGCCACTGCTGCCACGGGTAAAGGTGGACGTGCAGCATGATTTCCGCGAACGCGATCACAGCGAAACCATTGCTTGTCTCCTTGGTCAACGGCCTGAGCGGCGGCGTGAAGATACGCGGCAAGGTCACACCATGATTCTCATCGTCGATGGCACCGAAAACCGTAAGATTCTCAGCCGCCATCACAACCTCCTCAGCCGAACCGCTTCATGAAATCATCCATCGCGATAACCTTGTCGCTCTTCGCTTCCTCAGCCCTGACTTCGGGCTTCTGCCTGGCCGGACGCCCGACCTTCGCTGGAGCGTCCAAAGTCAATCCGAGAGACTGGCAGTATTTCAGGAAAGTCGGCAGAGTCACATTGTCGATCTTCCCGTTCTCGTCAACGAATCCGGTGACATTCAGGAAGTCAATCCGACCAGCCAGTACGCGGGCGGCCGCGACCACTGCGGAATTCACGGCCTTCAGCCCATCGGCGTTCTTCAATGAGCGCTCCAAAGCATCCGCCACATTATGGCTCGGGAATTTCGCCGACATGCTTCACCTCGAATCTGCAATCGCGCGCGCGACCCCCGGTCAATTTCGTCCGTCGGGGAGAGGAAGAGCAACCACGCGGGCAGTGGGTCGGTTCGTGGTGGTTTTCAGGATTTCACCGCCCCTACCTTGTCGGGGTTGGTTTCGAATGCTGTTGTGAATGCTTCGATTGCGTTTGTGAATCGTGTGATGAGTTCGTCTGTGCTTGGTGGCTTTGGAGTGATGAGTGTGGTGTATGCGTCTCCGACCTTGAAGGTGTTGACTTCGTTGTGGGTGACGTTGATTGGGATGTTGACGGTGAATGAGCCGATTGGGAATGTCTTGTCGTTGATTGTGGCGGTGAGCTCTAGTGTGACTGGCTGCTGTGGCATCATTGCCTCCTGCTCATGCTGTTGTTATCCATTGTCTTGAGAGTGTTCCGATTGGTGCTGGCGGGTCGCTGTTGCCTCTTAGTCGGTTGCAGCTGGTGTGGCTTGGTTTGAAGCCTGCTGGGTCGAATTGGAGTTCTGGGTGCTTCGAGACGGGATAGAGGTGATCCAGATTGAATGAGTCATCGCTCGTGTTCTTCGTCGCCTCGTAGTCGATTGGCATTCCGCAGAGCCAGCAGACTGCATGGCTCGCCTTGCATTGGGCGAAGAATGCGGCCTTGTCCTTCTCGAATTGGCGTGTGGTCTTGCGTGTCCGTCCGACCATGAATCGTCTACCTTTCGGCATGTTGCGTTCATTTGACTTGCAAAACTATAGATATTATGTTACGATAGTTATATCGGCCAATGAAAGGAGGTGAACATGAAATGGACGGACATCGTAAGCGCCGTCAGCTCGGTGGTGAGCAACATCATCGCACTGGCGGCGCTGGTCATCTCGCTCAGAAGGCCACCTAGGCACGGCAGATGACAAGAGGGTTCCGAGCACTCCTATTGCCCGGAACCCTCCGGTTCCATCCTATTTCATGACCACTATGAAGACAAGCACCATATTCGCGGCATGCGGCATCATATGCGGCCTGACGTCGGCTACGCTCGGCTTCGCCGGAAAACCATGGCAGGCCGGACTGTTCGGACTCGCCGCGGGCATCTGGAGCATCGCCACACTCCTCATGGACAGAAGGGGCGGCAATGACGACTGAATATCTCGGCGTCAAGCAGGTCGCCGACCGTCTCGGCATCACTCCGGGCGGACTGCTCAATTTGAAGCTGCCAGAGCCTGACGTGCTGATCGGCCGCACGCGCGGCTGGTCGGCCGAGACCATTGACGAGTGGAACGCGAAGCGTCCCGGCCGAGGCGTCGGCGGCGGCAGGCCACGAAAAAACAAGTGACCGGCATACGCGGTTGGCTTCGAACCAACGACCTGCGGTTTTGGAGACCGCCGCTCTACCGGCTGAGCTACGCGCATAGGTGGGTATGAGTAAAGCCCCTGAGATGTATGTCCCAGAAGCTTTCGCACTTATCCTGATACGGAGTATACCACGGGGTGGATTCACCCTACTCCTGTCTGTGTTTTGTTTTTTCAGGCGGCTTGGATGGTGAGGCGTCCGCCGAGGGCGTGGATTACCTTGGCGATGGTCTGGAAGCTGGGGTTTCCGTCCTTGCTGAGGCTTTTGTAGAGGCTTTCGCGCCCCACGCCCGCGTCCTTGGCGATCTGGGTCATGCCTCGAGCCTTGGCGACGTTGCCGAGTGCGGCCTGCATGAGTGCGGGGTCGTCGTATTCGGCTATGGCGTTGAGGTAGGCGATGATGTCCTGTTCGTTTTCGAGGTATTCGCTGGTGTCGTAGTCGGTGATTTCGGTGCTCATTGCTGCTCCTTGTAGTCGTCGAGTATGGCGTGGGCTTGTTTGATGTCGGTCTGCTGGGTGCTTTTGTCGCCGCCTGCGAGCAGCAGCATGAGCACGTTGCCGCGCGTGGTGAAGTAGACGCGGTATCCGGCTCCGATGTGGAACCGCATCTCGCTGACCGGGCCTCCCACGGGTTTGATGTCGCCGAACGGCCTGCCGGCGAGCTTGCAGGCGTCGAGCCGGGCTTGGATGGCGGCTTTCGCCTCGCGGTTCCTGAGTTTCTTGAACCACTTGCGGTATTCGGCGGTTTGCTTGATTTCCATACCCTTATTGTATCTCACAGGCTACACTATGTCAAGCCGGGCGGCCGCTGGAACCCATCGCCAACGCCAGAATCTCCCGTATGCTGAACTCCCAGTAGCCGTCATCGACCGGCTTGCTGCTGGGCAGCTTGCCGCGGTTGAGCCAGTTGCTGATCTGCTTGCGGCTGACCTCGTATCCGTAGTTGTCCTTGAGCCACTGGCTCATGCCCGCAGGGGTCTTGGTCAGGTGGATCGCCTCGGCCTTGTCTCGGCTTTGCTCGCGCAGCTGTTGCACGTTGATGGGGTTGCCGCATTTGCACAGCAGCAGCGATTCGCCCTTCGCCGCCTGTATTTCGCGTTTGCATTCGGGGCAGACGCCGATTATCCGGCGCGTGCGTGGCCTGCGGTCCACGAGCGGTTCGATGCGCTCGCAGGTGTGGATGAGCCATGTCAGCCAATGTCCCGAACGGCTGGCGCGGCATAGGTCGGGCAGTCGTCGTGGCGAGTCCCTGAGCAGGGTCTGCCATCTCGGACGGCTTTCCACGCCGGTTTCGTTCCACATGTCCTGCAAGCCGTCCTCGATCTGGTCGAGCATGTCCTGCGCGTGGAGGTTGATGGGCGCGGGCGCCGCGCCTCCTTGCGGTTTGCCGCCCGCTCCGGGTTCTCCGAGCTTGTAGGCGTGACGGGACACCTGTTGCAGGAGCATCATGTCGCGGCGGAGCCGGTGGAGTGTTTTCGCGTACTGGCGGCGGCAGTTCCGGCAGAGCGTCCACGGTGCCTCGACCTGTCGGCTGCCGCAGTATTGGCATGGTTCGATGGTGATGAACATTGTTTGAAACCCTCCACGTTCCGGCTATCATGGTGCTTGGTGAGCGTGCCCTCCATCTTTTCGGTGGAGGGTTTCGTTTTTTTACGCTGAATTCAGTGTTTTTGCGCTGAATTCAAATCAATGGTTCGATGAATTCGGGCGTGAAATCATCCTTGTGGGGTGCGGGCGTTTCAGGATGGGCGATGATGTACAGCACCTCATCCAATGGCACGCCGAGCAGCTTCGCCGTGTATTCGGGCGTGGCCGCTTTGCTCCGATGCCATTTGAGTATTTCCTCGCGTTTGAGACTGCTTACGCTCATGACTCCTCCTTGAGCGTGGCGACATATGCGATGGCCTTGCGTTCACGCCTCGCATACTTCTCGCACTTGCGCTTGAGACGTTTGAGGCTCATGGCATACAGGAACTCTCTGAAGTCGCCGTCCTCGCAGATTTTGGCTCGATAATGGCCGCAGGTGCCTTCCGCGCCGATATGCGCGACCAAATGGTCTGTAAGCTGAATCTCGTTCATGCGTTTTCCCCTTTCTCGAAAGTCTCGATCATTTCCATCAACGCGGCCTGATACGACTCATGCCATTTGGTGCGGTAATGCATTCGGTCAACGCACTTGAACCGATAGCGTTTCTCCTCGGAGCCTTTCACGGTTCCTGTAGCAGCCTTCAGGTGTCTGCCACATTGGGGGCAGTAAAAGCTTTCGCCGTTGAGAATGAAATCGGAGTCCCGCACGTCGCCTTTGCCGACTATCCGGTAGAGGTCATCAAGCCAACTCATCGTCTACCTCCATTTGTTTGTCTAACCATTTGTTAAGCAGGACGCGGGCCGCAACACGTCGGGCTTTGGCACGTCGGGATTGGTATCCGTTCCGACGTCGGACGCATTCGGCGCAGGCCCGCCGCGTCTCATCGAAGAACACGTTGCGCCGCGGGTCCCAACGCTTGATGTCCACCGAGGAACTATCGCCGTGCAACGGTTTACGACACAAGTAGCAGTCACTCATTGTCCGCCTCCTATTTCCTTCTCTCGCGCCATGATCTCCACGTCGTCGGCGAGCATCCTCAGCACGCCGGCGAGCGTGCCATACGATTCGGCGGTCGGATACACCGTCTTGCCGACATACACGTCCCACCTGTCGGAACCTTGATGATTGTCGGCCTTGAGGATAATGAGCGGGTCGGCGTCGATGAAACGACCGTCCTTCATGCCCCGCACTTTGAGCATCAAACGTATCGAATCCGCCTGCTCGCTCGTGTTGCCCAAAATATCCAGAGTGCTCATCGTCCGCCTCCCAGAATCTTGTAGAGCAACGTGAAGCATTTATCACCGTTGCAGACGCGGTTCCATACGACGATGCTGCGTTGCAACTGATATGGAGCTGGCTTCCGAGAACAACCTCCATCGAGGCTGAGCCCGCAGGCAGTGCAGCGGAACATCACAAGGAAGAACGTGTATTCAGGCAAAGCCAGTACTTCGTCCCGCTCCCACTTCGCCCTGACCTTGCCCCCACAACGAGGACACGGGCTAATCCTGTGGAATTTCATCAAGTGCCTCCTTCATGAATACGATCCAATGGGTGCCGGTCTGTTTCGGTTGTTTGTTGCCGAACAGAGGATGTTGCGGGGTGCAGGCCAATACTTGGGATACGGGGATCTGCGTCTCGTTCCATTTGAAGATCAGGATGCCGGACGGCTCCAGCACCCTGAAGCACTCGGCGAACATGCTCGTGAGGTCATCGGGCCAGCCATGCTCGTCCAGAAGCCCGTACTTGCGCACCATGTACGAGGTGCGCCCTCCGTGTCTGATGTGCGGTGGGTCGAGCACCACGAGCCGGAACGAGTCGTCAGGGAATGGCAGATGACGGTAGTCCATCAGCTGATCGGGTTTCACATCGAAGCGGCGTCCGTCGCACAACTCCCATGATTCGTCGCGGCAGTCGCCGAACAGCACGCGCGGGTCATGCTTGTCGAACCAGAACATGCGTCCACCGCACGCGGGATCAAGAATAGTAGCGCTCATTCTTCCGTTGCCTTTCCTTGTATTGCCTTGACTGCGAGTCGCATGGCGTCGTAGTATTCGGCCCTCAACGCGCAGTCAGAATCCCATTGAGGGTAAGAGTCGGGCTTCAACGCCTCGTAGAACGCTTTCGCCCCGGCTACGATTTCCTCGTTCGTGGGCCGGCGCGTGGCTCCGGCGATAAAACCGGCCTCGTATTCCTTGCCCTTGGTCGTGCCACGTATTTCCTCGGGGGATAGACGGACAACTCGTTGGAGGACAGCCCACTTCGCCTCACTGCTGATGATGCTCACAGTCGACCTCGTTCCTGATTGCGAACAAGGCAATCGTCCATGGCCTGAGCAAGTTCTTCGTCGGTGATGTCGAACGCCGTCGCCACGTTCGCCAGCGTTTGCAGCACGTCCGCCCACTCAGCTATCAAGTCTCGGCGTGCCGTGGAATCGCCCTTGACCAGACGTTTGCCGGCCTCCACCATCTCCGCCGATTCCTCAAGGGTTTTCAACAACAGCCACTTGTCAGGTGTGAGATGTCCGAATGATTCGACCGAGGGCAATTTCACGATGCGATTCATGCTTCCACCGCCTTAGCCGGGCGGAATGGTGCTAGACCAATGGCATCGTCGCTTTTAGTTCCAAATGCGACCCCCTTGACTCTCGTTTTGGCTGGGTCGAGGTTAGGCCACCACTCTAGGCTGTCAGGGTCAAAAAGCGCCTCGCCACCATCGAAGACAACCCATGTTTTCCCGTCTTTGTCTAGCCAGAGTCCGTCATGGTCAGGTAGCTTCGGTTTCGGACGCAGTCCAAAAAGAGCATCTTCGCGCGAGATAAAAACGGCGCCATAATTTTCGACTTTAATCCGCAACTCGTGGGTGGTGGAATTTACCACGGGATACTTGTTGCCTGATCGACAAACCACTACATCCCCCGTATCGATGCGGTAGATGTCTTCGATGCGCTCATACTCGGGGTCATCCAACAATTCAATGGATTTAATGTAGCTGTTCGGGACGAACTTTTCATTCCCCTCCCTGCCGCTGAGGTTGTCAGCTTCGGTAATATCTCCGTTCATGTTAGTTACGCCGGTTACTATGGTGCCACTGTTGAACGTGACCTTGACGTGTAGTCCGGCCATCTCCTTGCAGGTCTTATCCTGCCAAAATGGTTTATTGTTCATTTCGTCTCCTTGGTTCAATATGAGTTCAATTTCATGGTTCAATTCGGTTCAATGCGGGTCGGGGGAGCGGATGGTGGTTTCCTAGTCTGCAATTCGATTCCGGCGACGGGACCGTACATGCCCCGTTTTGCCATCCATAAGCCTCTCTGACGGGTTTTCAGTGCGAATGCGATAACTTATTAGGATTCATCACGTTCGCCCGTCTCAGACCCGTTTATGGCGTTTTCGATGGCGATGCACAGGTCAAGCGCCGCCGTGAAACCGGCTGTGTAGGCGTACAACGCGGTTTCCGGCCTGCTCATGCCGCCAATCTCCGTGGCCTCGAGCAGCCATTGCATCGCACGCTCCTGCGGGGTCGGGAACTTTTCGGCCATCACGCGCCTCCTAGCATCGAGCCGAGCGAGGCCATGCCGGGTCGTGAGGCACCAGCGCAGCGGCTGGCCGTGGAACGTGGCTTCGGCTGCGCGGCGGGCAGTTCGAACGGGTTGCGCATGGTCAACGCCTGCCGCTGCGCCTGCTCCGGGCCGTTGCCGAGCATCCGCTGGCGGCGGTACATCCACGCCTCGTCCGCGGATAGGCCCCGCGCCTCGCATTCGCGCGCTATCTGCGCCTCCGAGGGCTTCGACTCGTTGCGCATCCTGCGCACGATGGCGTTCACATCGCCGGAACCGCACCAGCGACCCGTGCTGTTGTCCGAGTAGAAGCGCTTCACCGCCTCCAAGGCCTCGCCCAGCGTCATGTCCGCGCGAAGCTCCTCGTGGAACGTGCGCGCCTCCAAGTCGGTGATGGCCGCGTTGCCGTGGTGGACGCGAATCTTCGCCAGCACGAGAGTGCTTTCCTTGAGCGTCAGCATGTCAGGACTCCTTCCCGTGATTGGTTTTCGGCGGCTTCCTCGGCCGCGTAGTGGGCTATCAGTGCCGCGTTCGCGTCCTGGTTGGCCTGCGAACGGTTCCACGCCGATGGCGAGGGGCGTGCGGTCGGCTCGGGTTTGGCCGGCAGCGGGTCGTCGTCCCAGTGTTCGCCGTCCAGCCAGTTCGCCGGGGTGAGCGTGTAGCCGGGTTCCCGGTTCGGGTCGGCGGCGTACCTCGACGCCTTGGCGATCAGGAACGTGTTGTTGGTTTTCCTCCGCGCCTTCCGCCAAGCCGCGTACGCCTTGCGTTTGCCGGTCTTGCGTGGATAGGTCTGCCAGAACTGTTCGAACTCGATGGGATAATCCTCGTCGGCTCGCTCTGCGGCCCCCTCGGCTTGCGAGGGGGTTTGGGGGAGAGAGAATTCTTCGTTAGAAGAATTCTTATCTGTATCTGTATCTGTATCTGTATCTGGCTTCGTTTTGCTTGAGTCGTGCTTCACGTCTGCTTCGTTTGTGCTTCGCGTCTGCTTCGTTTTGCTTGAGTCGTGCTTCACGTTGCGTGACTTGCCGGACGCTGCGCCACCTTTTCGACCGGCCTCGGCTTTCTTCGCCTTAGCCTCCTCCACGTCAGCACGAGAACGACCCTGAGTTGCGACGAAATCATGCAGCCACAAGGTGCCGTCCTCATGCTCGTCTAAAAGATGCGCGTCGATGAGTGCGTCTATATCTTCATCGGAAGCGCCGAGCAGACATTTCAAATGGAAGCGGGACAGTTCCCCGTCGTTTAATTCGCCAGCGCAGTACGAGATCGCGAACGTCCACACGGAGAACGCGGAAGGGTACTCCATTGCAAACACGCGAACTTTCTCGTTCTGCCATAGGCGTGTGCTGAGCTTCGCGAACGTTTCCATATCGTGCCCGGCCATCAGTCCGCCTCCTTTCTCTTGTCTCTTTGGTATTCGGCTATCAGTTCCAGCAGTTCGGGGCTGGCGGCGATTATCTCGCTGGGCTTCAGCCCCATCCCGTCCCCGTTGGTCTTGGGTTTGCGGTGGTAGCCGCCACGCGAACCGGTGCGACGGCTGCCACCGATGTAGGTATGAGGGTTAATCCTGGCCATCGTCCGGCCCCAACGCCAAGCCGTCGTTCAGCAGGAGCGCGAACAATTCGAGCGGCATCCACACGAGCATCGGATTGGATGGCACCGGCCTCGATTCGCCGCGCAGCCGGTTCGCGAGCTCGCGGCGAATCCGGTAGTCCGGTCCTAACACGTGCCCCATGTGAGTGGCGAGGAACCGTTCGAGCGTTCCGATGTCGAACACGGCCATCTGCCGGGCCATGCCCTTGAGGCTTTTCACGCCCACGCCCTTGCGATGCTGGATGAGCACCCCGTAGGGAGTGTCCATGTTCGCCATCTCCACTTTGAGCTCACGCCAGTGCTTGCGATAGTTCGGCATCTTCGTGTCCTTGCATTCCACGCACACCGGCTCGCCATGGAACATGACGCCGATCAGATCGCCCTGGTCGGCGTTGCCATGCAACGGCATACGGTCGATGCGCGTGTCCTGCAACGCCCACGCGAGGTAACGCACCGTCCACGTCTCAAGGCTTGTGCCTTTGCGCTTCGATGGGTTCGCCATCATCTCTCCAATCCGTAATCCGCGTACATCTCGTCTGCTTCCAAAGCGCATTCCGGGCATGGAATCGGCCGTGCCGGGTACAGCGTGCAGCCGTGCTTCGGGCAGACCGGTTCCACGTCCGTCGGCGTCTCATCGTGATACAGGTGCAACATGGTCAGAACTCCGGGTCGCTTCCGCCGTTGGCCCACGGGTCGGAGGCCGGTGGCTGCGACTGCTGGTATCCGCCCTGCGTCTGCTGCGTGTAGCCGCCCTGCGCGCCGTAACCCTGAGACTGTCCGCCGCCCTTCTGCCGAACGTTGGTGATGGCGACGGCGCTGGCGTTGACGTTGCAGCTCGCGGCCAATTCACCCTGCTTGGTCTGGTAGCCGTTGAACCCGTTGACCTCGCCAACGATGGTCACGTCCACGAACTGGTCTTGATTCTGACGAAGTTGGTTGATCTGGTCGAACACGGGGTTGAGGTTCACGTAACCCGTAGGCCACACCGAATAGTTCTGTTCCGGCTGGCTGACCCAGTTGCCGTTACGGTCACGGTAGCCCGGCGACACAGAGACGCGCAGGAACCGTTTACCGTTCTTCGTCTCCTGCACGCCCCACGCCGTGCCCTGGATGATGATGCTCGTCCTTCCCGCCATGGTCACTCGCCTTCCTTCACGCCGGCCTTCAACTGGCCGATCACCTTGTCAAGCTCAGCCTCCGACAGTTCGTCGCTGGCTTTCACTTCGCGGTTCAGAATCTTCGAGATGGTTTCGCACGCCTCCGCGTCCGAAGCCACGCCCAAGGTCTGGAAGCGTCGAATCATCTCAGAACGCTTCGCCTCGACGGGAGACGGCTGCGGCTGTTCCGGTTCCTCGGGTTCGTCCACGCTCACGTCAACCGGCGAATCGTCCGCAGTCACGGTGGGCAGTGGACGGAACACGTCGGAATAATCCGGTGTCTGGTCGTCGCTTGCGGCCGCGTCGCGGGCCTCCACGCTGACCGGCAGGTAGGGGAACGCGCGTCGGATTACCGTCTTCTTCGCCATGGCCTCATAGTCGGACTTCCACGGGCTGACCGCCTTGCCGTAGCTGGGGCTGCGTTTCGCCGCCGCCTCGATCTCGTCGGCGTTCATCACCTGGAAGTAATGCCCGCCGTCCTTGAAGTTCGCGATCATGTACACATGGGTGAGCTTGCCGGGCTTCGCGCACGGCACGTGCCGCAGGTCCTCGTTCAGGCCATAGCTGTAGGTGAATTCGTCGCCCTCATGGACTGCTCGGGCGCTGATGTCCCTGATCTGGCCGCTGCGGCGTGCGAGGTCGATCATGCCCTTGTAGCCGATGATGAGTGTGGCTTCCTTCTGTCCGGTGCGGTAGTTCTTGTTCCCGTAGGGCAGGATGTAGGCGCGTCCCAATCCGTCCACGTTCGACGGTTCCAAGCCCAATGCGGCGCATTTCATGAAGCAGGACAGCACCGATTCCACGCCGCAGTTGGCGAGCTGCGGTTCGCGGTTGATGGTGCTCACGTACATCTGGTAGAGGCGTTGCGGGCTGAGGTTGTTGCCGATGACGGCCGCGATGCGCGGCCAGCTCCTCTCCAGCAGGCTCTTCATGTTCTTCTGCGGGTTCATCGTCTGCATCTGCGCGTTCTGCGCCTGCGTCGCTAACTGTCCCATATCGGTTCTCCTTTACTTGGTTTTCTTCGGTTTGATTTCGGTGAATCTGAAGGTGCGGCCCTCCCACGGCTGCACGACCCGCGTGTATCCCTTGCGCGTGCTGTGCTTGTAGGTGGCCTGCATGTTGCCGCAGCGCACCCCCTCGTGGTCTCCGATATAGGGGAGTATGCAGTCCTGCAATTCCTCCTTGCGGGCCTTCATGGCGTTGAGGCCGGCGGTCACCTGCTGGTAGTCGGCCATGAGCTTGCGCAGATCAGTGCTGTCGCTCATGTCCTCGATGCCCTCCGAAGGCTCCGGGTACGCCTTTGCCACGTCCGCGCCGGTGAGGGCGGGCATTTCGTCGCGGGTGACGAAACCCCAGAAGTCCTCGGCGGCTTTGATCACGGCGTCCACGTCGGCCTCGTCACGCTCGAAACGCACCTCCACCGGCTCGCTTTCGCCGATATCCGCGTAGAACACGCCCCATGAGAAGCCGGTGACGGCCATGTAATGCGTGACCTGCGCCATGTAGTACTGCGGGGCCACGAGCTCGCCCGTCTCGTCGTGCCAGTCGGTGCGCCCACGGTTCGCGTTCGCCGTCTTGATCTCGAGAATGCCCCACGAATCGCTCGCCTCGTCGTAGACGAAGCCGTCCAGCGAGGCGTGCATCAACGGATGCTGCTTGGATACCAAGGAAATGTCGGTGCCGTCGATGACCTGGTACTCCGGGTGCAGTTGGCGGAAACGACGGCGCAGTTCGACCTCCAAGGCGTTGCCCTTGATGATCGCCCACTTGCCGCTGATGTCCTCCGGCTGCTGGCGGTTCGTCTTCTCCAGCCACAATTCGTACGGCGTGCTGTAAGGGTTGAGGCCGAGAATCGTGCTCATGTCCGAGCCGCCCACGCCCAACGCGCGGAACGCGTGCCATGCGCTCTCACGCTCCGTCTTCGTGCGTTGGCGGAAACGGTGCACGTCGAACAGTCCGGTCGCCTTCGCTGCCATGTCAACGGTCGCTCGCTTCATTCCTGCTCCTTAGCTTCGATTTGCTGACGTATTCCACTCGCGCGCTCACCCTGCGCCGTTGCCTGTCGATGACGACCATGTTCGGCAACGGCATCACGTACAGGTACGGGTTGCCGGTCTGACTGTTCCGGTCGCTGACCAGATCCATGAACTCCACGATCAGTTCTCCCGGCGTCATGCTCATGCCCTCGTCCGTGATCGGGCTCCATAGTTCCACCGTGTCCGTCATCCATATCCTCTCGTAGTCCGACGAGCCGTAGCCCGGCCTCGTGGATGCTCAGGCCAATGAGGCTCGCCAACGACTGGCGTGTGGGGTGGGCGGTCAGGATGTCCAGGTTGGGCAGCAGCCGGGCCGCGACCGCCAGCCACATGTCGTTGTCATCGGCGCTCATGCGGCCTCCGTCCTGTATTGCAGCTTGTTCTCGGTCGCCCAGCGGGTCAGTTCGTCGATGGGGTAGACCACCCGGCGCGTGTCCCTTTTCCGGCCTTCGCGTTTCACCCCGCGTTTATGGAATCGCGGGCCTCCTCCCGTGTAGCGCAGGTTCTCAAGCGTGTGCTTGGCGACCGTGTGGTTGAGGAATTCGACGGCCTGTTTCGTGGTGAGCTCCCGAATCGATTCATCCATCGGAGTATCCTTTCTGTTGAGAGTTTTTCTTCTCGCCCCCGTGCCAGCGGGGGCTTTCTTTTTTTTTTTTGAACTTGCGTTCGTGGACGGCCACGGAGTCGAACCGTGGTCCCGGTCTTTGCCGCGCACATATGACCTACGCGATCTTGACTGGGGGCAACCTGCGCCGCCCGTGGCGTCGGCCCGAGTAGTAAACGCTGGTAGCAGGCCGACGCCGGTTCAAGAAAAACTGACACCGTATCTGTCAGTTGTTTTTTCAGTTATCAACGTGGGTTACCGGTTTTCCTTCCGCTTGGCCGACGGGTTTTCCACGCCTGCCGGCAAGACTGTTATTCGACGCCCGCCTCGCTCAAAACGAGGCACAGGAGCCGCAGGGGAACGAACCCGAAGCCCATGAGCGCGGCCAAACCGTTGCCGATGGGATGCGCGCAACCCGTGTGGGTCATCACCCATCCGATGCACACCGCGAACACGAGAATCCAGAAGACGAGACGGCGCATGAAACCTTGGGACGTCTCGGTGGCTTCCGGCTTCCGGTAGCCGCTGAAGTGATGGCCGTAATCCTTGGCATTCATCAATCCACGTCCTCTCCTATGACTCGTTCCAGCAATCTGGCCTGTCGCGCCGCCTTGAGCTTCGCCGCCTGCCGGCGTCTGCATTGGCGGTTCCACTTGAACTTGACCGCCACGGGGGCGTCGCCGCAAACGGCTTCGAGACATTTCGGGCATTGGAGGAACGCCTGCCCTTCCACGACGTTTTGCTTGACCTCCGGGGCGATATGGCATTTCGGGCATTCCTCCAGCGGCTCGGCTATGACGTCAAGCGTGTTCCTGACCAGTATTTCCCATCGGCTGATGGCCTCACGCTCGCTTCTCGGGTCACCGGTGGCGCCGAAGAACCCGTAGCCACATACGGAACACCTGCATCCCCAGAAGTCGTCTTGACCCGCGTAACCGCCAATCGTGTACATATCAATCACAGCCTCGGCATGGCCGTTGCATACCGGGCAGGGCAGCGGCTCGGGCAGGGGCTCCTCAGGCTGGCGGGCCTTTCCGTCACGCTTCCACCACACCATCACGCCACCTCCTTGCCAGCGAGCGCAGGAGTGGCCTTGAACCGAGTAAGGCTACTCACTGTCTTTCGTGTGATGGAAGCGATTCGACTTAATTCGATTACGTCAAACGGAGCTGTTTCTGGATGGTTCAGATGGCGTGAAAGCGTGGTGCGGGGGATACCGGTCTTTTCAGCTGCGGCAGAGACGCTGAGATTGGCACCATTGAGGGCTTTACTCACGTTCTCGGCTACTTGCTTGCTGTATTCCAGAGTGTTCATATGGTTCATATTACTGACCAAATAGTCACTGTCAAGCACGACACGCCGACCATATGGTCAGTACGCTGGCTTTACAAAATGCTGTAGACTGTCCATATGGACATGAACGAAGCAACGTCAAAAGCTATTGCAGCAGAACGCTCTGCGGCACATTTGACTATCAAAGAACTTGCAAAAAAAGCGAACTTGAATGAGCGTACTTTGATTCGTTTATTGCAAAATGAGCGCAATATTAACGTCATTCAGCTAGCGCAGCTTGCAGAGGTGTTCGGAGTATACCCTCACGAATTAATCGAGGCCGCCGAGCGCTTCATTGAACGTGCCGAGCGAGGCCCGGTGTCATTGTCGGTGGAACCTGATTCGGACGATGCGACCGCTCGTGATTATTATGCGATGGCCGCGAAGCACGGCGACATCGAAGCCGAACAGGAGCGCGAGCGTCGCGTGGAGGAGACGAAGCGTATTCTGGCGGATAATCCGATGGAGCTTGCGGCCTACACCGACCCGGACAAGGAGAAGTACATCGAATACGGGAACGGGGATGATCCAGCATGAGACCATTGCCGTTGAACCTGAGAGACACCTATGGCCATGTGCGCATGGCCATCTATAGCGCCGGCCTCGACGTGGAGATACGCAGCGCCGACCACCTGCCCAACGGCATGATGGGCTGCTACAGCGAGCGCACTCGCACGATACTCATAGACCGTCGTCTCCCATACGTGGCCAAACGATGCACCCTCGTGCATGAGCTGGTCCACTGGTCCCACGGTGATGACCGGTGTGGCCTGCATGAGATGCGCACCCGTGCGGAGACGGCTCGGCTATTGATATCGCCAACCGAATACGCGCTGGCCGAACGAATGTACGACGGGAACGTCTGGCGTATCGCAGACGAACTCGAAGTCACATCAGGCATCATCAATGATTACAGGACACTGCTGCACGACCGTGTAGCAGCTTAGAGAAAGAAGAAGAAATGGGTAACAACAATAAGGCTCCGATGATGCAACCGATTCCGCTAGCTCAGACTCAGGGGCCGCAGCCGCCGCAGAATGCGCAGACAATGCCGGGCCAGACGTTTGGCCAGCCAACAGGAGGCGTACCGGGATACGCCCAGCCCGGACAGCCGAAACCTAAGAAACCGATCTGGAAGCAATGGTGGTTCTGGGTCATCATTGTCGTGGTGGTCGTGCTCGACATAGCCATCATAGGAGGTGCCGGCAATTCGCAAGGCGGCGGTTCGGCCGTGGATAGTTCCTCCGCACAAAGCGTGGCACCGAAATCGACGCAGAAGGCAACGCCAAAAAAGGACGCCAAACTCACCGGCATCACCGCATCGTACAGCGGCAGCATCAAAGACGGCGAACAAGTGACCGATAAAACCTCCGGCATCACCGTGACCGCGAAATACGATGATGGGACGACCAAGAACGTCACCGGATGGAAGATTCAGAACCCCGGTGCCGTCAACATCAACGCGCCCACCGAATTCACCATCGAATACGAGGGACAGACCGCGAAGGTCAGCATTCAGGCGCAGCCTCCTGTCGAATACCAGAACGCGCTCAACAAGGCGAAATCGTATTCCGACATGATGCACATGAGCAAGCAGGGCATCTACGACCAATTGACCAGCGAGTACGGGGAGAAGTTCCCCGCCGAAGCCGCGCAATACGCCGTGGACCACCTGCAAGCCGACTACAACGCCAACGCGTTGGCCAAGGCCAAGTCCTATCAGGAAATGATGTCCATGTCCTCGGCTGCGATCTACGACCAGCTCGTTTCCTCAGCCGGGGAGAAGTTCACCCCGGAGGAAGCACAGTACGCCATCGACAATCTCAACAAATAAGTAAAAGTCCCGTTGACGTTGGCGCGTCAGCGGGACGTGTGAAGAATCCCAATCCCACCAGAGAAATGGAAAGGAGGACGCTTCGCCTCCCATCCTAGCCGATGGGCGGGGCGAAGCACACCCGAAATGGCGAACGTCACCAGATACAAGACAACAAAGGGCGAAACCCGATACCGTGTGAGGTATCGCAAGCCGGACGGCACGCAGACCGACAAGCGCGGATTCAAGCGCAAGATAGACGCGGAAAATTGGGCGGCGAAACGAGTCACCGTCGCCAAGGCCGAAGGCACGTACATCGATCCCGCAGCGGGGAAGACAACAGTGGGGGAGTTGGGGCCCGCATGGCTGGCCAAAAAGAAGCTAAGCACCAAGCCCAGCCATTACCGGAACCTCGAAGGCGCATGGGAGAAGTGGGTGAAACCGGAATGGGGCAACACCCCGGTATCCGCCGTCACCCGCGAGACGGTGCAACAATGGGTCACCGGAATCAGCCAGGGTAAGACCGTCAAGGACGAGCGGGGCAACGAGATTGTGCTCGCCAAACCCCGAAGCGCCAGCGTCGTCCTTCGCGCCCATGGCGTGCTTGCCGGAATATTGGACGATGCGAAGAGAGACAGACGAATCCCCGATAATCCCGCGAGGGGCATCGAACTGCCACGCAAGCGCAGGAAGAAGCACGTGTATCTCACCGCCGAACAGCTTGACCGGCTGGCAGGCAGTGTCACCCCATGGAGACGAGACCTCGTCCTCGTGCTTGGACTATGCGGCATGCGATGGGGCGAACTCATACCCCTGAGAGTGATGGACGTCGATCTTGAAAAGCATCGTATATATATAGGAGTGAGCGCACCGATGGTGGGCGGCGTCATCATCCCCGATGACACCAAGACCTACAAGGCCCGCGCCATCATGTACCCGGTCGTGCTGGACCCGATCATGCGCAGACTGTGCGCAGACCGGAAACCCGGCGACCTGTTATTCGAACAGCCGGGACGCGAGGGCATGATGATACGCGAGTGGGGTAATGCGAGCCGCGATGACGGTTGGCTGTCGGTCGGCCTGCGGCGTGCCGGCATACCCGGCCACCTCACAATCCATGACCTGAGGCACACGGCCGCGAGTCTCATGGTCAGAGCGGGCGCGAACGTGAAGGCCGTGCAACGGCAGTTGGGGCACAAGAGCGCGGCCATGACGTTGGACGTGTACGCCGACCTTTTCGATGATGATCTGGACGAGCTGTCGGAGCACATGGGTGAGATGCTGGCGCGCGAGAATGTGGGCAAAATGTGGGCAAATGAGGTTTCGAGAGCCGCATAATCGAGACGGGAATAAGTCTAAGCGGCTTTTCTCCGTAGGGTTCGAGTCCCACCGGAGGCACCTTGAAATCGGCCTGTGGCCGATGCCGTTTTTGCGGCTGTGCCGTGGTCTCTCCCCAGTCGGCTTCGCCGACAGCCCCCCCCCTCGTCAGAGGGGGCTCGCAGCTCACTATGTGGAGAGCTTATAAGGCCGAAACAAAAGGCCGTTAGGCTATGTGGCGTTGTGACGATG